CGGCACAATATGAAGGACTTTTGCCACCCGGGAGATTCGGGTAAACCGGTCGACTACACGACACAGCAGGCAAGGAACTGGTTAGCAGGTCTCCAGTTCGGGTCAAAGTGACGGGCATATCCGGCCAGCTGGCCATCATCCCTCACGAGGATCGCCTCGGCACACTCCGACCACCATCGCGTCAAGCGCGACACGCGGTCAGAGTCGACCTCAAGCAGGTCGTCTCCAGGCGCCAAGGAGCAGTAGTCGTAGAAAGCAACATGTGCCTTCAACCGATCACCACCATAATCCACCTCACCCTCACCGAACACCTCCACCAGCGCGGAACTTGCGTCGCGATAGCCCGACGTGAACGTCGTTTCTTCGGCTACCGTGAGCGAGCAGGGCGGGAGCGGGACGATTCCACGCTGTATGGCGCCAGCGATCTCGCAATCGCGGCGCGACGGCGTGTAACGTCCTTTCGCGGGGATACCAACGCCACCGCAGCACTCTGGAATGAACCAGGGCAGCCCTTCGGGGAGACGAGAACGGTTTTCGGCGACGAATCTGCCGATCAACCACTCACACCTCTCCTCGTTAGCTTCCCATGGAGCAACCAACTCTGCGGCGCGCGATCCCAACGAACCGTCACGCTCTCCAAAAGCATCACCCGCCTCGACCTTACCACCACTTCGTTTCAATCCGTAAAGCACACCGAGATTGAGCGTGGCCACCTCCATCAGATGGTCTCGATCATCGATGCTCGTAATGAGCGCGTGAGGAACGCGCACGTAGCATCGAGAGTTCATGTTGCAGAACTTATTCGAGAAGTAAGTCTTCCCAACGGACTCGGCAAGCCCGCCGGCGGCCGTCGCTAGCCGCCAGCGAGTGACGCCTTCGTGGTCTGTACGCGTAAGAATGTCGTCTCCATTGATCATCATCGGGCACACCGCCAAACGACGATCAGGAAAGCACGCATAACGCGTCAGTGCTGCATTGACGATGCAGAGCACTGGGAATGACACCGGGGAGCCCATGAGCTGCCCCCAGCGCTGTTCACGGAGGTCACGACCTTCGTCGCTGCCGATCACATGATCGGTCATTGCCTCCTCGAACAGCAAGCGAGTCTCGTCGTCCATCCCGACGCACTTCGCGATTTCATCCACACAGACAGCCGACAACCTCGGATGCAGCTCGTTTGTCGCGGACTTGTAATCGCCACTGAGCCAGACTTCTCCGGGCAGGGGTAATCCGACGCAGCGTTCAACATCGCCGGGTGTCAAAACCCGATCGATACAGAACACGTTGCATCGTTTCACCACCCTCCACAGAAACTTCTGGAGCGGGCGCAAGTACGCATACCGAACTGCAGGGCCCTTCGAGATGACGCGCACCTTCAACGCCTCCGCGAGACCCAGTGGGACGGCCCATGGCCGCTCAAACCACACGAGCTCGCGGAGACGCTGTTGGTAGCGTCTAAACAAGAAGTCGTTCAGAAGAACGAGAGGCACCTCCGGCTGGATCCAATCATCCCACAACCCAACCCACCCAATCACAACGAACGGCTCGTAGATGCAGGGCGCCGGTACTCTCACCGGCAAACCTATCACAGCGTCTTGCAACGCCTGCATCTCACGACAGACGGGGTCGCCTCGTGCTTCGGTAGCAACCCAGCGCAGAAAACCCGCCGCACCCCCTCGGGAGCGCGGAAGATCGTCGTAGCCAGGCAGCCCATCATCACACTCGGCCTCACCCATCAGCGGACGGAACGCTCTGTCCATTACGTGTGCCCGTATCGACGGGAAGGTGCCGACTTTCATCGTGTCACCCAGCTGTTGATGGAACAGCTCACGTACAGTGCGTCTCACCTGGTGCTCAAGCTCAGGTTCTACGGGACCGGCACGCTTGCGCATGTCGATCAACCGGAACTCTTCCGCGAACACCCGCCCAGGTCCGTACACCACACCCTCCAGGCCGAAGTCGTACACATTTCTCAACAGTACCGACATCGTGCGTCCACGACTCAGATCGTCGATCGTGTCTTTCACACCACGCTCGACGACTTCGTCCGTAGGACGCGGGAGGCCCTTCTTCAGCATTAGATAGCTGTAGAAGAACTCCAGCCCTCGTACAAAATGCACACTCTCCACCGTCTTACTCACACGGCGCTTCATGGCTTGTACAAAGACATAAAACCTCCCACCCAAAAGGATCCACGGTCGCTCCCCGCCGAAGCCGCATTCTTCAACACATGCAGGCTTCGCAGGAAGCGGTTGATCCAACGCCCAGCTGAACAACGCCGACAACTTATACTTCATAATCGCAATCTGGTCCTTGGGACTGCAACTAACAAGTCGTCTCATCGTCTCAGCCAACTTCCCCATACACGTCTCATCTATCAACATTCCAAAACACTGGAAGAGGTCGACAAACGGCTTCATGTACTCCTTCACACGCACATCCGCATGCGCTGCTGTCCCCACGTCTCTCCGACGTGGGGCCAACGCCGACCCGTCTCCACGACGGGCCGGCCGGTTTCCTGGCGGCGACTTGCCAGGGGCCATTACCACGGTGTCGCGACAAACTTGCGCGACGTTCGCTTGATGATTATTCTTCGTAATACTCATC